TTCAGATTTCCGATTCCGTTTATAACATTCTTGGCGGGGCAACAAATACAACTCGTCAGTTGGCTATGAGCGTTCCTTCAGTTGCTCGCGCTAGAAATATTATTTGCGGAACTATTGGCTCTTTACCTTTAACAACTTTCAATCGCATTACTGGCGCTTATGTAGATCCACACCGCGTTATTAATCAACCAGATCCAAGAGTTGCTGGATTTGTTGTTTATAACTGGCTGGCTGAAGATATTTGGCTATATGGCGTCGGTTACGGGCAAGTTTTGGAAATGTACGCAGCTACTGATGGCGGCCGCGTTCGGGCTTGGACTCGCATTAGTCCAGATCGCGTAACCGTTGATACAAATTACAAGAACACGGAAATCACAGGTTACAAAGTTGATGGTATCGCTGTACCAGTTACCGGCGTCGGTTCAATTATTCGTTTTGATGGTCCAGATGAAGGATTGTTGCACAGAGCTGGTAAAACTATTGCAGCAGCGGTATATCTTGAAAACGCAGCAGTTAACTATGCAAAAGAACCAGCACCCTCGATGGTTATTAAATCCAATGGCACAAATTTAACTGCTGAAAGAATTTCGTCACTTCTCAGCGCTTGGAAAACTGCTCGTCAATCTCGTTCAACAGCTTTCCTGAACGCTGATGTTGATCTTAAAGAATTTGGTTTTGATCCTAAGTCATTACAGCTTGCAGAGGCTCGCCAATACGTCGCGCTGGAACTAGCTCGCGCTTGTGGCATCCCTGCTTACTTCTTGAGCGCCGAAACTACTTCAATGACTTATTCAAACGCGGTATCAGAGCGGCGCTCACTAGTTGATTTCTCACTTCGCCCAATTCTTAAGGCAATTGAGGAAAGACTGTCGTTGCCGGACTTTGTACCTAATCCTGTAATGACTCGCTTTGCACTTGACGATTTCCTTCGCGGTAATGCATTGGAACGCGCTCAAGTTTATGAAATCCTAAATCGTATCGGCGCGATGAGCGTTGAGCAGATTCAACGAGAAGAGGACTTAATTCCTAATGAGAATTAATATGCCAATGGTCGTCACCGCGGCCGATACAGTTAAACGCACAATCAGCGGAACAATTGTCACTTGGAACGAACAAGGAAACACGTCAGTTGGTCCAACGGTATTTGCAGCAGACTCAATTGAAATGAAGCCTGTAAAATTGCTTCTCGAGCACGACCGTACTCGCCCAATAGGTAAAATGGTCGCTCACGAAGTTACAAAAGATGGAATTGTTGCTACTTTCAAAATTGCCAACACAATGGCTGGAGAAGATGCTTTAATCGAAGCAACTGAAGGCCTACGCGACGGATTTAGCGTTGGAGCACAAATTAACGAATGGGTTAATGCTTCCGGCGTAATGAAAATTACTTCCGCAACACTTGATGAAGTTTCCCTAGTAACTGATCCAGCTATTGACTCGGCTAGAGTAAGCGAAGTCGCTGCATCAGAAAACGAAGCACCAAAAGAAGATTCCGCTCCGGCAACCGCCGAAGAGGACAAACCAACCGAAGGAGAACAAGTGTCTGACACTACCGTTCCTGCTCCTGCCGAAGAAACGGTAGAAGCAGCCAAGGTGGAAGCCGCTGCGCCACGCCCAGCGTTCTACACCGCTCCTCGCCTTGAGTTCACAAAGGCGAAGTATCTCGAGAACAGCGTTCGCGCTGCTCTTGGTGATGACAATGCTCGCGCTTATGTTCGCGCAGCAGACGACACCACCACAAACAATGCTGGCTTGATTCCAACACCACAGCTTGCAGAAATCATCAACCCGCTATCAAATGCTGATCGCGGTTCAATCGATGCAATCAGCCGCGGAGTTCTTCCAGCTGCTGGTATGACATTTGAAATTCCTAAGATCACCGCAGTTCCAACAGTTGCAGAAGTAGCTGAAGAAGGCGCAATTGGTGAGACCGGAATGACAAACTCTTTCCTTTCCGTATCTGTAAAGAAATTTGCTGGCGGACAGGAATTCTCAGTTGAACTCTTGGATCGTTCTTCACCATTGTTCTTTGAAGAACTCGTACGTCAAATGGAATTTGCTTATGCAAAGGAAACCGACAAGTACGTTACAAACCTCATCATTTCTTCAGGACAACTTGCACCAACAGCTCAAGACAACACCGCAGCTGGTCTTCTTGGCTTCGTAGCGCAGGGCGCTGCTGAGGTCTATGAGAACAGCCTCGGATTTGCTCGTTCACTTGTCGTATCACCAGAACAATGGGCGAACATTATGAGCTACAACGACAATGGCCGACCAATCTACACAGCAACAGCACCATCAAACGCTGGCGGAGCGGTAAGCCCACAATCACTACGCGGAAACGTTGCAGGTCTTGACCTCTACGTATCTCGCTCACTTTCAGCGTTGACCTACACCACAGGTGATGGATCAATGTTCGTAATTAATCCAGAGTCCTACACTTGGTATGAATCACCACGATTCCAGCTCCGCGCTGACGTCATCGCAACAGGCCAAGTCAAGGTTGCATACTACGGATACGGCGCACTTGCAGTTAAGGTCGCTAACGGTTCTTGCCACTTCAACAAGAACTAGTCAATCCTAAAAGTTAGGCCCTGTCCGCTCCCGAGCAGGGCTTAACCCCTTAGAACGAAAGGAAGGCGAGATGCCAACGATAGTCACGGCCACAGAGCTAAGAACCATTCTTGGCGTCTCGTCATCCCTATATTCAGATGCTTATTTGAGCGACATTGTGGACACAAGTGAGAATTTAATCCTTCCAATGCTCGTCACTTTTCAAAGCAAAATTAACAAAGTCAAACTTGAAGATAATGTGGCTTACTTTCAGACCGCCACAATTCACGAATTTACCGAAGGCCAATCCGTCATTATTACTGGTTGCGGATCACCCTTTAATGGCACTCACACAGTAACCGACGACGAAATCACCGACTATGTATTTACTGTCGCAATCACAAATGCTGACATATTGGAAAAGAATATTATCCCAGCAGGAAACGCTGCTCTCTCTGGCCTCTCAACCTATGTCGGAAACCCTAACGTCGAGTCTGCTGTATTGGCAATCTCTGTCGAAATCTTCCAAGCCAGAACCGCAGCTGGCGGATCAATCGAAGGAATCGACTTCGCAGTAACTCCTTACAGACTTTCCAAAAATCTTCTCGCTAAAGTAACTGGCCTTCTCGGGCCTTACCTCGACGTTGAGACAATGGTGGGATAATGCCCGCCTCCACAGTTTTATCTTCTATCCGGACACCGCTGGCAACTGCATTGGGGTCAGTTTCGGCCAACGTTTATTCGTATGTGCCTGAGGCTGTGCAAGTCCCAGCGGTTATTCTTGTGCCGGATTCGCCTTACCTAGAACTTAACACAATCAACGACGCAACTATCCACGCAAAGATTAACCTAACTATCACTTGCGGAGTTGCTTATCTGTCCAACCCGGCTTCTCTTGATAATCTTGAGCAGCTGATATTTTCAGTTTTGGCAGTAATACCGGACGGCTACACAGTCGGCCCAGTAGAACGGCCATCGGTTACGCAAGTGGGAGCGGTTAATTTATTAGTCGCTGATATTCGCGTCTCCACCTATTACACACAAACTACTTAGGAGAACAAATGGCAACCACAGTAATTACTGGTCGCGATGTTGGTCTATCTTTCACGGGTGGAACGGACGTTCAAGCCCAAGCGACCAACGCTGTATTGACAAAGACCAACGTTCGCGAGACTTATCAGACTCTCGATGGAGAAGCTTATAAGACTGTTAACGTCGAAGGAACATTCCAGTTAGATATGCTCGCCGATTGGGGTAAAGCTAACTCAGTATGCGAAGCACTTTGGACAGCAGCCGAGACAGCACCGGACACCGACATTAGCATCACACTAACCGCCGCATCCGGCGCTCAATTCGTTTTCCCAATTAAGCCAGAGTTTCCTACTGCTGGCGGTTCGGGAATCGACGCTCAGACTGTATCCTTCACTTTTAAAGTATCAAAGGGCGCAGTAGTAGAGACATTTAGTTAAAAGGGAGATCGGGAGCTATGAAATTAAGCATCACAATTAAATACACGAACGGCGAGGAAGTTACCTATAACGCTGGACTCCCTGAGTGGGCGAAGTGGGAACGCAAGACTGGCAAGTCGATTTATTCAATGAAGGATATTTCGGCCTACCAACAAGCGGACTTCCTCGACCTAGCCTACTTTGCTTACAAGCGCGAAGCGGCAGGAAAGCCGACTAAGTCTCAAGACATTTGGGAGTTATCGGTCGAAGAAATGACGATAGGAGATGAAAGCCCAAAAGCTTCGAATCCGGAAGCATAAACCGACTCATAATTGAGATCGCAATAGCAACCGGAATTCCGATGAGTGAATGGACTGACATCGACCAAGTATTAACGGCGATTGAAATATTGAAGGAGCGCAGAGGTAATGGCAGATGAGCCGATTTCCTATGACAAGCGCGAACTTCGCTCAATCATTACCGCCTTCAAAGCGATGGATGCTGAAGCTGTTGATGCGGCTAAACGCGAGAGTAGTGCGCTCGCTCAATACGCAGCCAACGAAGTCAAAGCCTACGGAATCACTCGAACCTTTGGACAAGCCGTTGTCGATCGCATTACAAGTGGCGTTAAGGTTTCCAAAACCTCGAAGATTGGCGAGTTCTCTTATGGATTCGCGTCTCAGCGTTTCTCTGGTGGAGGATCAACTAAAGACCTCTGGGCAGGTTACGAGTTCGGATCTAATCGTTATCGTCAGTTCCCAAGACGCACTCCCCGTAAAGGTCGAGGAAATTCTGGCTATTTCATCTATCCAGCACTTCGCAAAATTCAGCCTGAACTAGTGAAGAAGTGGGAAGAAGCATTTTCAAACATATTAAAGGAGTGGGATAAATAATGGCTGGAAGTAGAACGCTTAAATTATCCATCCTTGCTGACGTTGATGACCTAAAGAAAAAGCTGGACGTAGGTTCAAAAGAAGTCGAAGGTTTTGGCGGTAAGTTAGAAAAGTTCGGCAAAGTCGCCGCTGCCGCTTTTGCTGCGGCTGCTGCCGCTGCTGCGGCGTATGCTGGCAAATTAGCAATTGAAGGCGTTAAAGCTGCAATCGAAGATGAAGCTGCGCAACGACGTTTAGCCCTTGCTTTAGAAAACGTCACAAATGCTACCGATGCACAGATTAAAGCCGTCGAGGAGCAGATACTCAAAACATCATTAGCCACCGGAGTAGCCGACGACAAGCTCCGCCCAGCACTTCAGCGCTTAGCCGTTGCCACAGGATCAGTAGAAAAATCTCAAGAGCTTTTAAGCCTAGCCCTTGACATCTCAGCCGCCACAGGAAAAGACGTTGAGACAGTCACTAACGCATTGGCTAAGGCCTACGAAGGCAACAA